AGAGAAGACTGGCCAGAGACAATAGAAAGATTCATAGGTTTTATAATTTCAGAAAGACCTGATATACCTGAAAAAACGATAAATAAAATACGTAAGTATATGACAGAGTTTGCAGTAATGCCTTCGATGCGTTTCTTATGGGCTGCAGGACCTGCGGCTAAAAAAGATAACACTTGCATTTACAACTGCTCCTTTGCAAAGATAAATTCTGTAGATGCGTTCGCCGAGTGTCTATATATCCTTATGTGTGGCACTGGCTTTGGTTTTTCTGTAGAAAAAGAAGAGATAGAAAAACTACCTGTTATACCTGAAATAAAATCAGGGCAGGCGTTAGCTAAAATTTTAATTGAAGATTCTAAAAAAGGTTGGGCGGATTCAGTGAAAACATTGATGAATAGTTTATATGATGGACAAAACGTATACTTTGATTACTCAGCTATACGTCTAGAAGGTGCCAGACTTATGACTATGGGTGGTAGGGCTTCAGGTCCAGCACCATTAATCAAGTTACACGATTTTATTCGTGAGACCATGCACAATGCACAAGGAAGACAACTCACTACTCTCGAATGTCATGATATATGTAATCAGATAGCTGAAATAGTTGTAGTTGGGGGAGTTAGACGCAGCTCACAAATTTCTTTGTCAGACCTCCAAGATGATGATATGCGTCATGCTAAGGATTGGCCGTTTCCCATCAAACGTGCTATGGCAAACAATAGTGCTGTATATCGGGAAAAGCCTTCAGCTGCTGACTTCTTGAAAGAATGGGGCTCCTTAGCTCTATCAGGCTCTGGTGAAAGAGGTATATTTAATCTAGAAGCTGCACAGAGCAAAGCTCCATCAAGACGTTACAGTCCTAAAATTCAAGGTACTAACCCTTGTGGAGAAATAATGTTAAGAGATATGCAGTTCTGTAATCTCAGTGAAGTAGTTCTTAGGGAAGATGATGATTTAGATAGTTTACTTGACAAAGTAGAAACTGCAACATGGCTTGGAGTCATACAGAGCTCGTTTACTGACTTCCCATACCTCAGAAAAGAGTGGAAAAAGAACTGTGATGTAGAAGCTCTTCTAGGTGTAAGTTTGACTGGTCAGATGGATAACCATGATATATTGAGCTCGGAGGCGTTAAAAGCCCTTAAAAGCCGTGTTTTACGCATATCTCGTAAAGCATCAGGGATACTAGGAACTAAAATGCCAGCAGCAACGACTTGTGTGAAGCCAAGTGGTACTGTTTCACAACTTGTAGATTCAGCGTCTGGAGTGCATCCAAGATACTCAGAATATTACATAAGAAGATACAGGATATCAGCTAATGACCCCTTGTTCATGATGATGAAAGATGGAGGTATAACATGTCATCCTGAAAATGGACAGACAGAAGAAACTGCTAATACTTGGGTTTTAGAGTTTCCTGTCAAATCACCAGAGGGTTGTGTAACTCGTAAAGACGTGACAGCGTTAGACCAACTAAAACACTACAAAAACTTACAACATAATTGGTGTGAACACAACGCTAGTATGACTGTTTATGTTAGAGATGACGAGTGGTTCGAAGTAGGGAATTGGGTATATCAAAACTGGGACATCATCAATGGTGTATCTTTCTTACCATATGATGGTGGTAAGTATAAACTAGCGCCATATGAAGAAATAGACGTGCATACCTACGAAAGGCTTATAAAGGCCCTCCCCCTAATTAATTATAACAAGTTGTCAGAATATGAACTTGAAGACCAAACTCAAGGTAAACAAGAGATGGCTTGTGTAGGAGATAAATGTGACATCTGAAAAAGATATTATTACAGGGACTCGCAAACTAGGTATGAATGCAAACGTTACCAAAGATGGTAAATTAATGTCAGGTATACATTCTTTACAAGGCACTGAACAAAGAGCAGGTACTATTACTGTTAGAACTAGTGCTGATGAACCAGATTCTGCGCCAACAAATAAAGGTGGCAGTGGAACTGCAGTATCAAGAAGTAAACACTACGGTGACAAACAAGGTTATTAATTAAAATATTCTGATATTTTAGCCGGTGTGTTGTTTAGACCTAATGATAAGTTCATAGCACCTTTACCAAAAGTTATAGTTTTAGATACAACTCTGTGTGTGCCTGAAATATTAGAATCATCTACATTCAAGTGTATTATACTATCTAAACCTACATAATGACCTACTGATGAGTTAACTGTTATTTCTTTATTATTATCTAGATTATTAATTATATCTTTGTACACTTCTTCTGCTTTTTCAGCAGGCCATTCTTTCTCTGTAGAAATCTTCTTAGTGAATGGACCTGAAGGATTACTACCATAAACAAAGTTTTTATCGTCATATACAGCTTGAAATATTGCAGGTCTTTCTTTGTAATTAAAAGATTGTATACCATTATGTAAACTCAAAGATAATGAAACATAATCATCTAACCTCTTTTTTTTCTTAAAAAATATAGAATTGCCGATAACATCGATTGTATAGTCTAACATTCTTGAAACATCAGAATCATCTTTAGAATCTTTTAGCATAGAATTTACTAATGACATAACATTAAAGTTACCTCTTTTACCAGTCAATAATACTTTAGGTTTAGTATCGTTTATATTATTAGTGTTTATGTAAGTAACATATTCATTATTTATATGTTTATCTATGTATTCTTTTAAGAAAGAACCTAAACTATATCCATCATAATTATTTTCATCTGTAAGATTAACATCAGACTGCGCTAAAAAACCTCTGACATCTACAGCTTTAATATTAATTTTTTCTTCAGTAGAATCTGCTTGTTTTACAAAACCTACAAATATTGGATTACCGTCTTCACTTCCACAGTTCAAAAAAAACTCTACTTTACTACCAAACAATTTACTTTCTTTGAAATCACTAGAGTCAATAACTGCGTTCAATGAAGATATAGTATTATTATTTTTAGAACTATATGTGGCTGATATGAGATGAACATTTTCTAAACCATCTATCACTATTCTAGGATTATACGTAAGTTGGCTCATCTGCTATGTCACCACCTAATGACTCTTTCCTAACCCATGTGCCAGTTGAACTAAATTCAATAATATATTCTATATCCATGTTTATTCCAAATTTAGGGTGTTGTAGTCCGACAGGTAAATCTTCAGACACTGAAGTTATAATTCCATAAAATCTTATAAAACTTCCGTCAGGTCTTTCAAAATCATAGTAAACTGGATTTCCGTTTTTCTGATGTGTTATGATAGTATCTCTGTTACTGTCACCCTTTATATCTATGCCTCCAAACTTTATAGAACCTCCATTAGCACCTATCCTTTTGAGTTCTCTTCTTCCTAACCTATCATCCAAAGATACATAAGTACCTTTTCTATTGTAAGAAATACCCTGACTTACACCAACACTGTTTATACTTATGTGCATTGGGTCAACTACTTTTATCAATTGAGAAAAACTATTGTCAAAACGGTTGACTCTTTTACACTGTATAAAGGGATTATGTGTGTCACCACTTATATCTATAGCCATGAGTAATGCATAACCAGTAAAAGTCCAAATATCTTCTGGAGTATCAGAATCACCATCATCTGTTTGTTCATCTCCTATTAGCGTGCTTTTAGGAGTTATTTCAACATCTTGATGGTCTACCTTTTCCCAATCTACAGGCATATCAAATGTAACACTACCTGAAGTGGTCAAAGATTTATGTTTAGTAATATCATCATTTTTAGTTATTGTGTGGTCTCTAACTTTTAAAGGTTTCCAACCATCGGTTGTACTATATAAGAAACTTATTTTAGCCTGATTACTATCGCTTGTTTCTACACTAGAATAAGTTGTACTAGAACTTTTAACTTGATTATCAAACAGATAATATAATCTATTGAATTTATTATATTTATCGACCATCAAAAGATAATTGTCAGCTCCAAATCCAAGAGGTGTTGCTGATTTCAAAGAATCTACTGAATTATCGTCACCATCACCGAAAACAGAACCAGTGTTGTTTCTATTAATAGTAGCCATGTCTGTCCATTCATCAGCACCACCTGCTTCTGTAAAAAATGTTAGCAAAGACCTAGAACGTAAAGATTCAGGATGTTGTGCGTCAGTCCCATCATATATTTGTGACCAACTATCTATATGTGAAAGGTAGTATGCGTCATTATCGTTCATCCTATTATCATTAGAATCGGATTCAACTTGTAATCTAATCAATTTTTCAGTAGGGTAAAATCTATTGTGAACATCAGTTTGGTCATGCCTTAAATAGTCGAAAGTATAACTTATATTTTTGACTGGTGTATCTTGTTCGTTTACCACTAAGGCATCTGTACCTTGTGTAGTTATACTACTAGGATTAGTAACAGTATCTGCATCTGTAAATTTAGAAGTATCAAAGTAATAACTTTTTATTTCTTCGTTTGAATGTCTAGAATAACTTTCTGAACCATCTGCTATCACTCTAGATTCCACAGAATCTAAAGTCACTATAGGATTACCTAAGGATACTTGACAAGCAGCGAGTGTAGTAGTAACTGTAGCGTCTGCTATAGGTGAAACTGCATTAGTTGTAGATGCACCTCTAATTAAAATATGTATCTTTTCTTTTGGAAATAATCTTGTGAGATTAGAAGCATCACCCTCTCTTAAATCATTTAACCTTACTTCTAGTATTTCAGAAATGTAATTAGCTGAACTATTGTAGTCTGCTGGAAATTTGGCTGCTGCTAAGGTACTACCACCTACTTTAGTAGAAGCTTTTAAATTTTCAGATATAACACGTCCGGCTATATCTTTGTAAGTTACAGTTACATAATCTGCTGCACTATCAGCATCAGCTGACCTATATCCTGACAAATTACCATTAGCATCGTAAGCATCTTTACCATCCATATATACATAACCCACTGGGTTGGTGAATGAAGAAACTACATCATTATCTATACCAGATTTGACTTCAGTTCTATTAACTTTTAATACACTTACAGGAGGTACGGCACTAGGTGCGAAAGCAGGTATCCTTCTATCAGTAGCACTGTCTACTTGAACCCATCTAGTCATATCTACAGGAGTAGTTGACGCATTTTTATCTAAAGTTCCAAAATCATTTTTAGCACCGTATGTAGTGACAGCTATTGTAAAACCTGACGTGCCCGCATCTGGATAAGGAACATTTCCATCATTACTGTTTGTTACAGTTATAGTAGAGCTGCTTACTGTTGATGTTAGTCCAGTGACCGATTCTATAACAGTTTCAGTAGCGGTTGCTACTTGGTCAGCAGTGTTACTTGCGCCTACTCCAGTTATTTCTGTACCCGTAAATCCATCAGGTATAGTTACAGTGTTTCCACCACCTACATCATAGAAAAATCTATGTGGTGTTATTTCACCATAAGCGTCATTAACATATAAATCAAAATATTTACCCCCTAACGTTGTGTTTGCGTTTTCTGCTGTACAGGCTATTGTGGTAACTTGTTGTAAACCAGTAGTATCGCCTAAACTTGCAGTATAGTACTTAGATTCAAAACTGTGAGTATCTATTGCTTTAATTATAGGGAAAAATAAATTGTGGTCTGTGAATATATGGTCAACCACTACAAACTGTTCGTTGTTTTTAGCTTCAACAACTTGATAATTAGCTGCAGATTTAGGGTCTCTATCGTCACCGTCTCCCCAATCTATATAAACTGCCTTTATATCATCGTTACACTCTATCCTATAGTAATAACGTTCATGTGTGAAATAAGCATAATTATCTTGCCCGTGAGTCATAATTAAATTTTCATTACCAGAAGAACCAGCAACTATCTCTAAAGCGTTTGTAGTTCCTCCTTCTATTGCGTGCTGTTCTGATGTGTATACTTTTATTACATAATTTGTTGGTGCTGCCATATTTACTCCTATGCCCTAGCTAAATTAAAAGCTGTTCTTTTCAAAGATAAAAGACTTGAAGTCCCTACTTTATCACTACTATAACCTCTTATGTTGTGATAATCTTTCAAGAACAACTTTGCTGAATGCATTTCCGGCGCTCCACTTGTAGCACCACTGTCACGATTTAATTCTGATAAAGGTTTATTGAATGTATAAGATTTACTTTGAGGATTTACTATTATAGGACAATCTTTATATAAAACTACCTCTTCTATTCTACCGTTAAATCCATCATCATCTGCATTATCATCATTACCTATGTATATAGCATTATTGTTACTAGCTATATTATAACTAGTATCTATATTCAAACTATCAGCCATAAGTCCATTTACAAATAATTTAGCTCCTTTACTTGGTAATGTTTTATCGTATTGAACTGCTATGTGTATAGGTGTTTTACCATCAGTATACACAAAACCACTTGTTAGCGTATAAGTATCTCCGTTAGTATTTGTAAGGACAGCGGTAATATGAGTACCAGAAGCTGAGCTTACAAAATTCACTTCACAAAAACCACTTCTGAAAAATGCCTTACGTGTTTTAGATGAATCAACATAATTAGGTATAGTGTGCATACTTAACGTAAATTTATCTGTAGGGTCTGTCATGGCTGATGTTGCATAATTTAATGAATCGTCTACACCATCAAAATCTTTACAATAGCCTGATAAACCATCTAATCTAGATATAACCGTACTAGTTTCTGTGCCAGTAACTCTATTAGAAGCACCTGCACCACTTAGATAAGTTTCACCTTGGTCTGGGAAATACATATAAGTAGATGCTTCACTTTCTTCGTTGAGGGGTATATGTGCAATAGCATTATGATACTGACTACTTACTTGTTGACTATCTACTATTAGCATACCATACCATAAATCAACAGCGTCAGTCTCCCATTCAAAATTAGTGAATTGTGGATTATCTTCATTAGGCATACCTTTAAAATTATTTATAACTGGTACTTCGTCTTCATATCTGGCGAAAAGTCTAGGTCTTAGTGTAGTAGTGCTTGCTTCACTAGAGTGTATTTCCATAAAGTTATTATGAACACTTGGTTTTCTAGGGGCTAATAAGAAAGCTATTCTATCTGTACCTCTCTTACCATCAAACTCAGGTTTATCTGTTCCAAACATCAAATTGGAGAAATCTACAGTTTGCAGACCGTCTATAGAATTACGGTCTAATGTAAACTCTGCAAAATAACCAGTTTCATCATCTGAAAATTTACCAAAACCATAGTCTTGTTCAACATCTAAAACAGATTCAGATGTGATTGTTAGATTCCTTAAGTTATTATACGACAAATCTCCACTACTTTGTGAAAAACTACTTTCATTATGTGTAAAACCAAAACCATCTCCTCCAGATGTAGCTGCTAATGTAGATTCAATCATACACACGGACTCATAATAACGTTCGGGCAACAGACCTTCATTGTCTGTCTGTATAACAAGCCAATGTAAATATGGAGATACCCATAAAACTGGTATGTTAGCTTTCAAACCCATGTCAGTAGAATTACTACTTGACAGTGCCTGTCCAGAGGAATATTTTAAAACAACAGTATTAGCAGAAGTGTCATAGTTATCTAAATCTAAAACAGTCCAATTCGTTGCGCTAGTATCCCAATCTGCACTATGTTTATACATTATGAATTGTATTCCTTCAGGAACCATAAATGGTGTCAACTTATCAACTTTAATCTTTATAGATTTCGTATCTATAGATTCTATAGACATCACTTTTGCAGAAGCCCAAAGACATTCTCTTCTACCATTATTATTATCAGCATTGACAGATGTGCTAACTTCAACCAGACCTTTCTGTGAAAAAGAAGCTACGTCAGACCTAGGACTTGCACTCCAACTATTACCTACACCTATATCTTCTCCACCGTCACCGGCAGTCAAAGTAACAAGCAAATCAGTACTATCTTTATTGTATGAATCTCTTATATGTCCCATACGATTAGGTATATTATTTTCAATCAAGCCAGCTCTCAAATCTGCATCTAGCATTCCAGTTGTTACACTCATATTGTTGCTACTAAATCCATTAAATAGTAAGAAATTTTGAACTCCTGCAATCTTAGTTCTATCATCAAAACCTAACGCTATACCTGTCGATGTTTCACGGAATCTATTACCGTCAGTACTTGTATTTTCATTATTTATAATTAACTTATTATTTTTGTTAATACATGCTTTTTGACCCTTTAAATAGTTAGGGTTAGATTCTGCACTCAAAGAACCCATTTTTAAAGAATTATTTTTAAGTCTAATGCTATCAATGTATACTGACATTTCTGAAGTTGAACCGGGTATTGGAGAAACACCTGCAGCACCATCCCAAAACATATCTATACTGTTAGCACTAGATGATGTATACTCCTCTCTTATGTTAGTTAGCCACATACTCATGTGAGGTGTCCAGTTAGCAGCTGCATTAGGAGCTGTGGTTTCTAAATCACTAGTACTAACTGCGTCATAGTTGTAATTTATATTATATAACTTCAAGCCATTTTTAAGTATATTAGTACCACCGATAGCTTGTGTATTGTCTAGTGGTTCTGTTTCATCCAGAGGGTCTGTCACATACATAATCATACTACCTGCACTACCATCAGCGTCAGTGTCAACATCATCAACATCATCACTATAACCTATAGGAGTATAACAGAATTTAAGTCTATACCATTTTCTTTCTTGTAACTCCCAACCATTAGCAGGTGTACCCCATTGTACAGTACCTTGATGTTTACTAACTCCGTCTGCAGCATTATAACCACATGTAAGTTGACCTAATTTTACTGGGACGATAGCCTTTCTAACACCTCCATCACCAGAAGCACCTGCACTACCTCGTGGTACAGCTATAAAGCCTACACCAATCAAATCACTATCTAAATTAGCGTCATCGGTTGTTTCAAGATGTTTATCGATAGTACCGTCTTTATCAGAAGCGAAATGTTGAGAAACATATTGACCTAGATGTACATTTTCTTGTGGTAACAATTCTGAAAAAGTTATAAAGAAACTTCTTAAATGTGTAATTTGATTATTCTGTTCGGATTCTGTGGAACCATCATGACTAACTTTACCATTAGTACCTAATTTATAGGCTACTTCCATATTGTCAAAGTAAACATCTATAGTTATTTCAGATTTAGCTGTATTTTCAGAGGTTGAACCTCCTGTTCCACTAGGGTCAAAACTATGAACTGGCATCGGTATATTTTTCTTAGTTACAAAACTTGTAGAAAATATTTCACCAGATTTGTGCACATAATCATCTTGATTTGCACCAGTTTTCTTTGAATCATGCTCATAATTACTATACATATGCATAGCTTTATTACCTGTCAAAGCTACTTTATCACTAAAATCTATTCTACTTTCAGAGACAAATGGACTTGAAGTAGAGAACGCTGTTGGAAGAGATGCGTCACGTGAAGCTGCATCTGTTTTGAAATGGTCAATATCTACACTAACTATATCTAAAAAACTAGAAGTTGGTGTGACTTCATTTTCTCCATCAGTTTCAAAAACTTTAGCAGACTCATCTTTCATATAGAAAACCTTTTCTTCAACTGACTTTCCTGTATTAAAACCTAATCTCTGAGTTATTGAAATATCATCATAAAAATAATAATGTTTACCCTCGTATGTTTTTACTGTTTTATATCCTGTATTATCATCCAATCTTTTCAGAGGTACTACTTTATCCATATGTTCTACAACTGACTCCCTTCGAATAGATAGATGGTCTTCGAATATAGCTTTTTGTCCACCACCCATATTAAGTGCTTTGAATCCTTTATCAAAAAGACTCATTGATTGTAAGGCATCATCCACAGTTATAGCAGGGTGTTGTAAATATCTAGTTCTTGTGGTTACTACCGCGTCAGATTCACCTGTAAAGTTTTCATGGTAACAAGAGTGTGGTAATTCATCATGAGCCTCTAAGTGTACTGTTGAAGCGAAAACTGGTTCTGTTATACCATCACTGTTGGTTACACGAACCATACTACCTTCTTCATTATCTATACCTTTACCAGATTTAAATTTATACGCTACAAAACTACGTTCTGGATTTTGGTCTTTAGATGTATCTAAATGGAATTGAAATGTAAAACCATCAAGTTTACCACTACCATAAGATGGCATAGGTGGCATAGGAAAATCTAATACCGCTCTTTCTGATACCTGATTACCTTTAATCTTCAATGTTGCTGACTGTCCTTCTGCTAAATCGGAGTAAACACTACTGATAGTAGTATCATACATATCACTATATTCATTTACGTCTGATTTTATATAAAAATGTCCCATATTAAATTCCTCCAATGTCGTTTTGTCTTCTTAGTGCTTCAGGTAAAGCTGTTGCTATTCTTTCTGCGAAATCGGTAGCATCATTAGTTACTATGTCGCCCTGTATATTTAAAGTTATGCCCGAACCACCTAACATATTCTGAGTCTTAGAAACGATTGTTTCACCGGGTTCTACCATCACAGGGAAATGTCTATTTCCTAGACCGCCACCCATATCGTACATTCTCATACCCATATCTGCGGTTGGTATATCTGGCGGTTTCATCATAGAACTCATAGCTAAACCTGTAGCTGCAGCTATACCTCCACCTACTGCTAAAGCACCAGCCGTTTGGAATCCTGTCAAAGCTCCTCCGCTAGCTGCAGCTTTAGCAACTGCCAAAGCAGTCATAGCACCAGCAACTCCTAAAACAATTACACCAAGCGCTTTGAAAGCTTCTCCTTCTTTACTTAACAAAGCTATACCTGCTATCATCAAACCTTGATTTATTATCATTCTACCTGCTAATATAGTTTTCATTTGTGCATTTGTAGCTTCGGCTTCAGTAAGTGTTTTAGTTGCTAACGCATTAGCTAAAGTGTGTAGCTCAGTTATAGGTAATAAACTGTTCATAATTTTAAACATAATTACAGCTTGTAAAGCATTTTCACCGAGTAAATCCATAAATTTGACTATAAACTTGATTGGTATCATCATTGCTTTGAAAACACCAGCTAAACCACTGCCGTTTTTATTCATGTCAGCGAATATAACTAATAAACCTTTCATCAAATCAGCTAATTCTGATAAAACAGCTAAAGCAGTATCTCTTATAGCAGAACCCATCTCTGTCAAATGTCTTGTTCCATCTGGAGCAGTCACTAAGAAAAAGGCTTCAAATTCTCCAACCATATTATGTAAAGATTGTCCAAAGCTATTCATAGTACCATTAGCTCTACCTACCTCGTCCGAGAGCAAAAATGGAGCCATTAGAGCGTTTTTAACCACTTGTATTTGATTAGCTAAAGATTTTTGCTGTATATCTGCCATTTTCGTTGCAGCACCAGCAGAGTTTTGTAAGTCATTAACCGCACCTTCAAACTCATCTGCGTTTTGAACTAAATGAACGAAAGCAGTTGCACCACGAACATTCAAATCTTCAAGTAAAGTTGTCATCAAATCAACATCAGAAGCAGCTGGACCCATAGCATCACTAAACTCTCTAGCTATTTCAGTCAACATTTTAAAAGAACCATCTGCGTTCATTATTTCAACACCCATTTTACGGAAAGCAGCTGTATTATCTTCTGCATGTTGAGCAAACTCAGCCAATGCTTGACGTAAACCACGACCTGCAATACCTGCTTCTAAAGCACGGTTAGTCAAAACTTGTAAAGAACCAAGCAGTTGGTCAATATTTTGTCCAGTAGCAGTAAAGAAAGGCATAGCGAACTTAACAGCACTTGCTAAATCTTGATATTCAATCAAAGACATGTTAATAGCATGAGCGAACTTATCTGTAAGTGCAGCCGATTCACTCATCTCTAATCCAAAACCAAAGATAGTCTGAGTGGTTAACTTAGCGATAGTGTCATGGTCACCTTGTACAGCCATAGATAACTTCAATGTGTTAGCTAAAACTTCTTGAGAATCTTTTGCAGACAAACCTGCCGATGCAAGTGTGTATAAACCTTCTGATGCAGTTCCTAAAGATATACCATATTGTGTACCAAAGTTAACTATCTCGTCAGAAAGACTAAATAAAACTTCATTTGTGGTTTGGAAAATAGATTGAGCGTTCATCAATTCTTTTTCAAACTCTTGGAAAGTACTAACTACGCCTGCTAATCTAAAACCAAAAGTCATCAAAGCTATACCACTCATCATTAAGGCGTTCATAAATCCACCCATCAATTGAGCTTGCATACGAGATATACTACCATTTATAGCTCCAAACAGTCTTAATTGTTCTCTCAGTTGAGCGTTGTTTTTAGCTGTACCTCTGTCTCTTACGATTTGGCCCTCACGCGCTAAACGATTGTTTTGTCTAATAACGGTTCCGTGTATACGCTCTTGTTGTGTTAACAATTCATGAGCATCTTCCATTTGTCTTAAAATATGTAAAGTTGCTGTGTGTGCTCCAGTTCCCTTTTGTGTTTCTGCTAACTGTCTTTTCATCAAAACTATAGCTTGTTTTCTCTGTGCGTTTTCGTTTTGCATGAATGTACCAACACTAAAAGCGCCACCTTTAGCTTGTATACCTAATCTTTTGGCAGATGCAGCATATTGTTCATTGGCAGTTTTCATACCGTTGATAGTTTGTTTATAAGCTGCTGCTTGTTTTCTATATTCTGCATAAGCAGCTGCACCTGAACCCTTTCTGTATTTTCCGGGGTCTAATGCCTGCATAGCAGCTTTTGCTTGGGACTTAACTTGGTTGGTTATAGCTTTAGAACGTGATTTTAATTTAGCATCAGCAGCGGCGTTAGAAGCTTCTAATTGTTTTACCAACTTCTCGTGGTCTGATACTAATTTAGCATTAGCTTTAGATGTGCTAGCAGTCGCGGCCTTTTCCATTCTAGACAGCCTACTCATGTAAGCCGTCTGTGCTTTGTTAGCACTAGAATCATCAAACATCATCCGCATGTTTGCGCGGACTGTTATAGCACTCATTACCATTTTGCTTTTATCCTAGCAGTTCTGTAAAAGAACGTACTTTCTTTTTTGGTTTACCTATTAATCGGTCATACTTTTCTCTCATCATCAAAGACTTCTGATAATCTCCTCTGACTTGAGGATTATGCTTTGCGGCCTCAGCCACATCTTTGTCAGTTTGACCATTAAATGCGTGTATTGTGTTGAAGTTTGAAAGCGCCCTAAGTAGCCCTTCTAGTTCATATCTAGGGGTTGACTTTATTTCTTCAAGACTCATTCCTAATTCCTTCATCAGTGGTATGTATAACATAACCACTACGGGAGAGTCACCGAATGTATTTACTCGTTTGGGTCAGCAACACCTAATACTCTATTACTTATCAAGAACTTTAGTGATGTTGGTAACTTTGCAAATACATCAATAGACAAAACAGAATCATCTGGTTTTTTGTCTTGAGCTTTTATCATCATAGCTTTACATCTTTCTCTAGCTAATTCCAAAAACTCTTTGTTTCTCTCTTCCTCAGAAAGATTTTCATCTATTGCTAGATTTTTAGGTTCTTCACTTTCTGTCAATTCACACCAAGATATTTTTATCATCTTACCTTGGTAGTCTATTTCTGCTTCTTGTACTGTTTCAGTCAAAGACTCTAGTTCTTCAACTGACCAATATTGTTTTTCTTCTTCCATTATTTCTCCTTTTTCTTTTTAGCCTTTTTTTTAGTTTTAGGCTTTTTGACTGGAGCTGGTTTTGATTCAGCTTCCAGTCTTTTCATAGCGTCTTCTAAAGCAGCTTCGCTTCTGAAGACTCCTATAACTTCATCACCTTTCATAAGTTGAAAGACTTGGTTAATCTTTTTTATTTCATACATAGTTCACCTTATATATCTGTAGTAGCGTTGTCTTCAAGTTTAGTCTTAATCAATGGGGTAACATTGCTGTAGAAAACCATAGTTTCTTCTTGAACACCATCAGCATTCAAAGTTACTGAGTATTCTGTCATACAACAGTTAGGGAAGTTTAACACTTCTACACCCTCTTTCATTTGAATATATAACCTATATCCAAAACCAGAGTTAGTTCCTGTGTGAACAGGTTCAAACAAAGTATTGTTAAATTCAACATTGTTACTGTCTGCACCTTGTTCTCCCATAGATGTAGTACCTTTGACACCACAACGTGCTTTTAAAAATAGTTGATTGAATGAAGCATCTGATTTTTTACGAGTTATGGTTATGTTGTTAATTTTTTTGATTTCAGCTTTGAGAGCTGACCTTTTACCAAAGAAACTTATATCTTCATCCAAAGCACTCGTTTCTATCTCTATACCTGTAACGTCTGATAAAACTAATTCAGCATTGTCTTTTAAGACATTGTCTTCGTCGAAACCTTCACCTTCTGTTGATGTTGCCACTGTTAAATCACTATTTGTAAAACCAGAACCTCTTGCTATATCTGTAGCAGCACCAGTATCTTTATCTGTAATTGTTAATACATTTGAAGAACCACTAAAAGTGAATGCTGCAGCAAAATCAGAGTCGCCAGCTAATGCATTTTGAACTGCGGCTCGTATATCTGCATTGTTTGCTGTTACACCTTGTAAATCAACTTCTTGATTAAAGTCTTCACCAACACCTGTTGGTTTTGCACCAGTAGTGTCGTGGTCGAACCAGACTAAATATTTTTTACCAGTTGAATCGTAAATTAAAACATATTGATTATTGGTTTCAAGACTTTCATAATCTGCTAAAGTGTTGGATACGAAGGTAATAGTTGATACCTCTGCTACACCAGTTCTTTTAGGTATAAACTCAGTTGACTCGTCATATGTGTTAGCTGCAGTCCCACTGATTGCAATGTCGCCACTTGTAAACTCAATTCCATAATGCGGTTGTTCTGTCGATATTCCGACAGCTATATCTCTGCCAA